CACTACTACCTGGAGCCAGGCCAAGGAGTGACACCCAACAGGTCCGAGGCCTTTGTCTATGATTCAGAGGTTATCAAGAAAGACCCTCGAATCTGCTGGGACGAATGCAACAAGTGGCTACACCCTGACCGCAACGTAATTATCCCGGTAGGTGACCTATGAATATCTTTGAATTCCTGGGCCTATCTTGGGATCACCGCAACCACCCGGTGCAGCTGGTCAGGCACATGGAGGAAGTCCCAGAGAGCAAGAGGCAATTGCCACTGTATGCCCAGGTAAAACGTGATGGTATCTTTAGTGCCACTGTGGTTCGCCACGATGGCAAGGTGGGTATCTTCGGGCGTACAGGTAAGAAGCTCAGCAATGTTGAGCATCTGGAGGCTCGGTACTCCTGCTTGCCTGCTGGGGTATACTTTGGTGAGCTACAGTCAATGGCTGTGGACATCTACCTGGAAGCCCTGTCTGGTGTTGTTAACCCCGAGCGTGTCAATGAGTTGGACTTTATAGGCCAGCAGATTAAGGACGAGTTGTATGTCGACTTCTTTGATATGGTAACTCTGTCTGACTTCGAAGGTGGTGTAGCGGTTGCTACCTTCCTAAAGAGGCACGCTGGCCTAACCAAACGATTCCAACTCCACCTGCAACCTAATTGCAAGTATGAGTCCGTCCTGCCACTCACCAAATGTGAAACTTGGAAAGAGGTTGAGGACTTCGCCCAGGAGCAGATTGATGCAAACCGTGAAGGTGGTGTGTTCAAGCGTGATGTTGATTGGGAGGCAGGCCACAAAGGTTGGCGGCAGATGAAGATTGTACGCACAGTCTCATATGACCTCCGCTGCATCGGCTGGGAAGAAGGTAAAGGCAAATACACAGGTAAGGTGGCAAACCTTATCTTCAAGTGGCATGGCACTCAGAAAGTGAAGGCTATGCTTGGTAAGGGTTGGTCTCATGAAGATGCAACCCGTATGTATAACGAGATTAAGAATGGCGGCGAACTTAATGTAATCGGTCGCATCTTCACTGTCTATGGTCTGCAAGACTCCAGCAAAGGGAAGATTCGACTTCCTAAAGTTGGCGAGCTGCGGCATGATAAGGAGGACGCCGATGCGTAGTTTAGATTCAATGCGAGCCACACGGGCAGTTGAGGTAGCTGAGGCTATCTTCGAAAGCCTGTCGTGTGGCATGGAGCCAGGTTACAATCTCCTGGCAGATGCTGAGGAACTCGGGTTGTCTGTTGAGGCAATCCGGGAGAAAGTGGAGGAACTCTTTGGTGACGACGAAGATTCCGAATAAGAAAGCCTATATGAACGAGGAGGCCTATCGCATCCTTGTTGATAACATCCTCCGCCCGAGCGCACCTAGCGTCACCAAGACGCACGAGCAGCTTGTGTGGGATGAATGTAAGCGGCACATCCTTGCCTGTATCGAACACAACATACAGGTGAATGCATGATAAGACCCGCTTGCCTTCTGGATGTACCAGCGATTATCAACCTTGGTAATCGTTACGTTGAGCAAGAGGTCAAGACTGTGGGCCACCATTCGGCAAGCTGGAATGCAGCTGAGAGTGCCCACCATCTTGCCTTGGCAATCTCCCATGAAGCCCTGTTCTTGCACGTAGCTGTGCGAGATAATGAGGTTGTTGGTTTCTTATGGGGTGGCACTCACATGCTTGCCCCGTGGGATTTAACCTTAGTTGCCAGCGATTACCTGTTCTACGTAACCCCAGAGTTCCGTGGTACAGCTGTCGGCATGGGTCTGATTAAGGCCTGGCGCAATTGGGCTAAGTCTCAAGGTTGCAAGGAAGTAAGACTGTCTCTGGCCTCTGGTATCAATGAGGAGCGTGTCGGTAAGATGTATTCCCTTCTTGGGTTTTCACCCTTCGGCACTGTGTACAATCACAAGTTTTAGGAGACAAGATGAGTATTGTCAACAAGGCATTCAAGGCGGTGGGATTGGCTTCAAAGACACCCACCCTTGAAACCAAAGTACCTGCCCAGCAGCTTGAGCGGCAAGCAGAGGTTGGTGCGGATGCAGTCACTATCGGTGCCGATGACTCCAACAGTGTTGGCGGTAAAGGCAAGCGTAGCCTGGTTCGTCCGGTAGCCTCCAGCCTGGGGGTGTAATATGGACATCCGTGGCGGGGCTTCATACAGCGGTAAGAAGAGTAAGATTCCTGAACTCTGGGAGAAGCTCTCCCGCAAGCGTAATGAGTTCCTGGACAGGGCCAAGCATTACGCAAGGCTTACCCTTCCCTACCTGCTCAACGAGCCTGGTAACAATGAGTCAGCTCAGAATGGCTGGCAAGGCACAGGCGCACAGGCAACGAACCACCTGGCTAACAAACTGGCACAGGTATTGTTCCCTGCCCAGCGATCGTTCTTCCGTGTTGACCTTACGGTTAAAGGTGAGAAGGCGCTGCTTGAGCGGGGATACCAGAAGACCAAGCTTGCCACGGTGTTCGCCAAGATTGAAACCCAGGCGATGAAGGCCCTCGATGCTCGGCAATTCCGCCCTGCGGTAGTCGAGGCCTTTAAGCACCTTCTGGTTGCTGGCAACTGCATGCTGTACAAACCAGTT